GCGGAATTTCAGCACCGCCATGATCTCGCCCGAATTGTTCGGGATCGTGGTAAACGAAAGGACTTTGTTGATATCGCTGATGTCGGGGTCAACGATCCGGAACATCTTCGGCCCGGTAATCGCGAGCGTTCCGTCCGCGGCCTCCACCTTGCCATCGATGAACCCGCCGATGACGCCGGCAGATACGCTAACGTTGTGTTGCAGCGCGCGCCAAAGCGCATGAATCGAGTCCTGCGCATCGCGCGCACGCCACGGCAGCGAGCCGCCGAACATCGTGTCATCGAGACGGAAGAACGGAACGACGTAGTACGGCAGTCGATCCGATCCGTCGAGAATGTACGGGTCAGCCTTGAGGATGTGTCCGTCGCAGAACCACACCTCGACCATCTGTTCCACGCGGTCGATCTCGCGCGCCTCGGCGTCCTCGTGATCTTCACCGGATAGGTCGATGCACTCACACCCAAGCGTCTCGGAATCCTTCTTGTCCAGATATCCGACGAACTTCCAGACCGCATAACGGTCGTCAACCGCGTCCTTGAACGGCGCCAGTTCGTTCCACTGGCTAATGTTCATTGCCCACGAGCCAAGGTCCGGGGTCTTCTCCAGCACCTCGGCGAATTCTTCGCGGTACTTCTCGAAGCCCTCGGTTGCCGCAAGGTCTTTCAGCTCCGACGACGAGAGCGGGATGACCTCAAAGCAATACCGCGCCTTGTCGATTGACTCGACCATTTCGGGGAAGAAGTAGCGCGGATCAACGCGACGCCATGCCGGGCGAGTGCGCTCGTCAATCTGCACGTCCATGACCGAACGGCCCGCTGATTCGAGCTTGCGGAATCGACGCTTGCGACGGCGTACGTTCTCGGGTCCGCACAAAATTCCGGTGCCGATCTCTACCATGTCAGTCGCAGCTAAGCGCACTTGCTGCGGCACGTGGCATTCCGCCCACTGGTCGCGGATTTCCTCGCGCATCCCGTTCGCGGCCTGCTCTGCCAGTGCCTTCGCGATCTCTACCGGCAGCGGTTGCTGATCCGGCCCCATCATCTGCGGCGATGGTGTCGGGTTCACTGTCCATGGCTGCCCCGATGCACCAGGCGCCATCATGTTGGTAACGCGCGCACCCCAGATCATGCAGCGCGACGCGGTGAGATTCAGACCCGGAAGAAGTCGCTGCGTGTCAGCCGGCCGCGGGTTGTTGCGGTCGCCACTAAGTACGCGCGGCATTCCAACCAACTGCCGCATGTCCTCGGCCCATCGCTGCTCGATTGGGCGCTTTGCCGTTACCGAACGATCGCGCTTTGATTCGAGCCGCTTGCACAAATCCTTGAGCGCGGCGAGGCGCGAGGCCTCGCGTTGCTCGATCAACTCGGCAGCCGCCATGCGGAGATCGTCGGGCAGCGCCGGAAGCATGGCCGCAAGCTCATCGCTCGGGATTCCTTCCAGCGCATCACGGGTGAGCGCGGGCCCACCCATCGCGATTTCCATCAAGGCGGCTTCCACTCTTAGCTCACCGCAGCGCTGAACGGAGTGGCTTCTGCGCCCGTGGACAGCAGATTCCCGCGCACAGACCACACGCCGGACGCCACGGATTGCAGCTCGATGTACGAGCCAACCAGTCCGCCCGTGGTCGTGCCATTCATGGTGATCGTGTCAGATGTCGCGGCGGTCGGGATCACGACACCGGCCGCATCCGTGGTCACGCCAAGCGCGCCTTGGATAACGTCCGTAGTGGTGACTTGAATCACGCCATTGCTGGTGAACGTGGTACCGACGTAGAAGCGATAGATATCGCCCGTGCCGGTCGCCGGAGGCAGCGTCACGGTGATTCCACCCGCACGATTGAGCGTCACAGTCTTGTTCACCAGCGCATCGGTGACGGCCAGCGTCGCTGACGTCTGATTGACTGGCGTCGGGCTCAGTTCGGAAAACAACTGGAACAGTGCGGTGTTCTGCAGCCGGTCCTTGAACGCGTGATTGAGTCGCGAGACGATATTGCCCACTGAAAGTACGGCCATTGCTTCTACTCCTGCTGTCGGCTATCGCCGGAAAAAGTCCACCGACCCGGTACCTTGGGTGCTGGTTCTCTTGATTGGTTTTGTAATGGCGCGCTTCAGTCCGCGGATTGCGTACCGTGTTGCGTCCATTAAGTGATCTGCTTTCTTGACGATCAGGCCGCGGTCGTCGCGGCTATAGAGCCGGTACTCTTGCAGCCACTTGCTGCACGTCGAATAGACCTTGAGCCGACCTTGACTTAGCCGGGTCATCACGTCCAGCACGCCCGCGTTTACTTGCTTGTCGGCGTTGTGGATGTCCAGTCCCAGACGCTTGTAGACCTCCAACGTCTTTTCGCCCTCTAGATTCGCTCCGGCATAGTCGCCGACGCCTGGAATCCACGTCCCGCCCATGGCCTTGATCGCGCCAGCGTGAACGTCCGGCTCGGCTTGCGGTCGGCTGTACTCGGCATAGATGTAAACGCAATCAGCGTCACGATCCCACGCCAGAAATACCGCGGCGGTGTCGTTGCTGAATCCAAAGTCCGCACCGTATATGCGCGGCCAGTGCGCGGGCACAGATGGCAGTGGATCAATGATGAAATCGGACTCCGGCACCTGATACACCTTGCCGCTGCCAATGCTCGGGACGCCAAGCGTTCGCGCGTCCCGCTGGTGCGGCAGCGTGTTCGCTAGTTTCTCGGCTTTCTCTTTCGCACTCAGGTGCGGCACGTCTTCCCACGAGCAGAACACGAACGCCCTGTTGCTGGCTTCGTATTCCTTCGGGTCAAACGCCGTCGCAAACTGCGGCACGAACATCGAAACCACGTCGGTAATGCCCGACAGTGGCGTGAATGTCAGCAGCAATCGACCATCGGCGGACTTGCCGCGGAATCGCTGCACGCATTCTTGGTAGATGTCTGGCGGGCATTCCTCATCGAGCCAGATCAAATCCTGCTCGGTGCCCTGGAAACTCTCGCGCCGCTGGTCGTATGACTTGAACGCGATTCGCGACCACTTCCCGCTTGAATGCTTGACCGGCACATAGTCGATTGACCCGTTGCCGTTCTGCCGCAATACCGGCTTACCAATCAGCGCAGCCGGAATCATCCCGGTGCCGTACTGACCTGGATCGCCTACCAACTTGCGCTGCACGATGTCGCGCACCGTTTCCTTGGTGTCGCCAGCGACCCAAATCGTAGCGGGGCGATTCATGCGCCATCCGCCTACCGAGTCCCACCACGCCGGATATTCCCCGGTTGCGTGACAGGTCGTTACGTAGGCGCCAAGCTCAGTCTTACCGGTTCCGTTTCCTCCGAGGAAGCTAACGAAGCGATGCGAACCAAGCTTGCCAATCAACTCCATGTGCTTCGGGTAACGCGAACGCTGATGCTCGCCGCTATCCGGAAACATCCGGTAAAACTTCGTCCGCTCGACGTGATCGCGAAGCTTTCGCAGTCCATCAAACACCTTGCGCTGATCTGCTGGCGGCAGGCTTGCAATGGCTCGCCCCTGCGCCTCGGGTGAGAGCGCGGCGAAGCGTTCGATTGGGTTTTGCACTACTTATTCACTTGCGCCGATACAGGTACGGAGATTCGGCACACTTCTATTCACTCGATGCGCGGAATATTCACTGCCCCGCCTTCATCGCAGCCTCAAGCAACGAGCCCAGCTCGCCTAGCATTTTGCTGGCGTCGTGTTCGATTGCGCCGCCGTGATTTACATCCAACTTGTCGCCGTACTTCTTTGACCACTTCGCGAGCAGCCGAATGCGCGTGTCAATCCTGATCTTCGCGCGCGCAACATCTTCCTCTGTGTCCGCGATCTCGATGCAGTCGTCGGCGATAGCGTCATGGCCGATGTCATACGCACGCGCGGAACGCGCAGCAATTCCATCGACGTCATCAATAACCCATGCGCGAAACGCTGAGTCAGACGGCATGCTTTCGTCGCGACAGATGCTTTTCAGCGACTCGCCCTTAGCGATGCGCTCAAGGATTCGCTCTACTGCTATGGGGTCATAAACAGTCGGCCTGCCACGCTTCGCAGGCTCGCCCTTCTGCTTACTCACAGCGGCGCCACATCCATTCCGTCATAGCTGACCGTTACCGTAGCCCGCCCATAGCTCCGAGCAAACTCCAGCACGCGCCATGCAAGCGTGCCGACTGATGGTTCCGTGATCTCGCCGCGAAGAACGTTCTCAACGTTTTCGATTGCCATTTCAGCGGGAGTCATCGATGCAGGCCCGGACCGAGTGCAAGCCATACCGACACAGCCGCGGCCGTAACGTCCTTGCGAACGCCGTAGCACTTCCCGCCCTCAAGTTTCAGGTGGGTAACGCTGGCAGTCAGTTTCTGCGGGGTGCCGGTCACATCATTGGCCTCGCGCCATACGCCGCCGACACGTGCGTAAATGTCTACTTCCTCGGTTGTCGCGAGATCGCACGACAGAATCCCGAACTCGTAGGCGGAAAGGTCGGCGAGCGCGCAAACGATTGGAGGCCCCGCGCTTCCGATTGCAGCGGTCTGCGCAACTGTGATTGGAATGTCTGCCATATTTATTCCTAAGCGATGACGCTAACGTTGTCGATAGTGACTGTCTCGGCGTCTGTCGTGACGAATCGAATCTTGTCCCAATCCGCATTGCAGGCGAACGGAGTAACCGTCTGCGTTCCTGCGGCGTTGAGCAGGCGATTTACTGTCTGAACCAACGATCCGGAGCGATATAGACGAATCTCGAACAGTTTCAGCGTGTGAGTAGTCAGCGTATCGAACACAATCGACACCGTGCGTCCGGAATTAACCAGCCCGCAACTCTGCTCGATTCCGCCCGCGGCTTGACTTGTCGCAGCGCCACCGCTGATTAGCCACGCTGCGGCGAGGATCGTCCAGTTCGCACCGCTCGCAAACCCGCCATTCGTGATCCGCTGATATGCCGCGTAGCCATCTGAGCCGCCAGCTAGGCCGCTGACTACGGAGCCGGCCAGGCTCATTCGCCTGCAATCCTTTCCAGCGCTTCACCCGTAGCGATCAGCGCATCCATTTCAGCCAGCAACCGATATGCCGCGAGCGCCTTGGCCATCGTGCCGGCGACAACCGTCTGAGTCCGCGACGTTGAACCGTCTGCGTCGTGCCAAGTTTCGGTGGTGATCTGGATCGGGATCACTTGCGAAACACCCCAACCGCATTCAGCAGGTCAACAATGGCTTTGACATACCCGATGATGATCGTAACGCCGCCAGCATT